TCTAGAAATAGATATAAAGAAACACTATTCCCAGGCTCATTAACTTTAGGAATGTCAGGATCTTTAGGTAATATAGTATTAACTGATGATTCTCAATATGTTAATTCAATAACATATAAAGATGCAGGTCGTGTTTATAATTTAATTTCAGGTTCAGCAGGTACTAAAACTGGAGCAACAGGTACTGTCACAACAGATGGTTGGTCAGTTAATTCTGGTTCATACGGTTGGTTCTTACCAGATATAGGCACAATTTTATTAAATCCATTAGCATTATCAGGTTCATTAGCTGCTGGCGGTATTGGCTTACATGTTAGTAGAAGTAATAACGCAGATGGTGCGAATGATGCTAGATTATTTAGAACTATTAGTGCATCAGCTAATTTCCGTTTAAATTCACAAGAAACTATAACTTCTGATTATGTATTTGTTCGTGCTAGAAATGCAGAATTTAACTATTCAGAAAATCCAACATTTATATCAGGTTCAACAGGTGAGGTATTATATAATGATTTTATAAATAATCCTCAAGTATATTTCACAACTGTAGGAATGTATAATGATAATAATGAATTATTAGCTGTAGCTAAATTATCAAAACCATTAATTAAAGATTTTACAAAAGAAGCTTTAATTCGTGTGAAGTTAGATTTCTAATGAATGGGTGCATACAAACAACTATTAGCACAAGATATTATTGTAACGCCGTTTGAGGTAAACAAAGGATTTACCTTTAACGGTGCTGCTCAATTAACTGGTTCTAATGTATATATTGATAGATTTTTAGGCAAAAATATAACTTCTAGTATAGGAGTTGATTCTACATTATTTAATAGTGGTTCTGATCCTAAAACAGGACAAGTAACAAGCCAATATCAACGTTTAATATATAATTCAATTAAAGAATTATATTATTCAAATTATTTAAGTTCTAGTTATAGTTCACCTATATCTAGAGCTACTTTAATTCCTGGTCAAGATGAAGAAGGAAATAGATTAGTAGGTGGAACTTACGCTCCTTCTTTTTATAATTATTTACAAACTACATTATCTTATCCTCATTATTTTCCTACAGCTTCAAATAGTACTATAGGAGTATTAGCTATTCCTTCAAAATTATTTGGAGATCAAATTCAACCTAATACTTTAAGATATACAAGTGATAATGATTATTTAGCATTAGTATACCAGTCTAGAGTAATAGCTGATGGTGGAACATGTGAAGCAATAGGGTGTGTTATAAGTGCTATGTCTTATCCTACTACATATTATGATGATGGTGAAGGTAATTTATTATTAGATAATACTTTAGTAGGTAATGTAGTATACCAACATGGGATGATTGTTTTAACTAATGATACATCTGATAACATAGTTAATTTTATTACATCATCTAATACTACTTGTTCTTTTTCAAGTTCTTACTCACTTTATGAAACACAGTATAAATGCACTATTAGAGAAAACGAATTTAACTTTAGTCAAAATCGCACATTGCTATCCGAAAGTTCTAATGATACGGTATATAATTTTGCTACTAGTTCTTACTTTGCTCCTTACATAACAACTGTAGGATTATATGATGATAATCAAAATTTAGTAGCAGTTGGTAAACTATCACAACCTTTACCTTCTTCTAGAACTACTGATATGACAATATATGTTAATATAGATCGATAATATTTATAGATATGAATAAACTAAAATTAAGAAAGATTATTACAGAAATGCTTGTTGAAAGTTTATTAGACGAAGCATTTGAAGATAAAAATAAAAAAGGTAAAGCATATATTCCGTATTATGTTTCTTTCCCTAAAGAAATCAGAGATACGTTTATGAATTACACAGAAGTATCACCTGATGGAGAAATTAAAAAAGTTAATCATTTTAAACTAGTTCCTTTTTCAAATGGTGAATATAAATTATACATGTCTCCTAATATGAAAGTAGCAATAGATTCATTAGAACGTGGTCGCCCAGGTACAGATTATTTATCTAAAACTAGTGAGTTAGCTAAATTAGTAAATGAAAGAATACCACAAGGGATTAGAGGTTTACTTAAAAAATATTCTAATAAATTAAATCCAAGTCTTAATATGTACGGAATTAATACAAAAATTAAAGAAGTAAAAGACGGAGATATAATATTTTATAACCCGGCTAATCCATTTATTGATCCTAAGCTTTATAAAGATCCATTCATAGACGAAAACAAATAAAATAAATAAAATGTGGTTATATAATAATGAAGTTATAAATAACATTGAAGATTTTGGACCGAACGCTTATGGGTTTATATATATTACAACCCATAAGCTTTCAGGTATCTCATATATAGGTAAAAAATCATTATATCATAATATAAAGAAAAAACTTACCAAAAAAGAATTAGCAGAACAACCCGTAACTCGTGGTCGTAAATTAACTACTAAGACTACTCAAAAAGAATCAGATTGGAAAACATATTATGGTTCTGCTAAACCTATACTAGAAATGTTAAAAAGCGGCAAACATGATGAGTTTACTCGTGAAATACTTAAAATAGTACCTAATAAAAAACTATTAACTTATTACGAATGTAAATACTTATTTAAATATAGTGTATTAGAATATCCTTTAGAATATTTTAATGATAATATATTAGGCAAATTCTATACCAAAGACTTCCAATAGTTTGGTATTTAAAACTATCTTTATTATTTTTATATAGATGGTTAATCAATTATTAGTTACATTATTAAACTCCGTTTTAGGTACAGGTAAGCAAACTGCTAGAGGAAATTACGCTTATCATTGCCCTAAGTGTAATCATCATAAACCTAAATTAGAAGTATGTTTAGATGAAAATAGTGTTGATTTTCAAAAATTTGCATGCTGGGTATGTAAATTTAAAGGTAAAAAATTAAGTAATTTATTTAAAGCTATAGATGTACCTTCTGAAAAAATTACAGAACTTAAATCTTTAGTTAAAAATAATACAACACAAGAACAAAAATCTAATATTGATAAAGCCGCTTTACCTGCGGAATTTCAACCTATATTAGGTAACACATCATTTTCAGCGAAACAAGCATTATTGTACTTAAAACAACGTAAAATCACCGAAGAAGACATATTAAAATATAATATCGGTTACTGTGAAACTGGTAAATATGCAGATATGATAATTACTCCTTCATATGATGAACATGGTATCTTAAACTATTTTACGGGTAGAAGTTACTTACCTGAATCTAGTAAAAAATTAAATCCATCTATATCTCGTGATATAATACCTTTAGAATTATTTATTAATTGGAATTCGCCTATTATATTATGTGAAGGAATGTTTGATGCTATTTCTATTAAGCGTAACGCTATTCCATTATTAGGAAAAAATATACAATCTAAACTAATGCAAAAAATAGTTACATCTGTTGTAAAAAAAGTGTACATAGCATTAGATAAAGACGCTATTAAACAAGCATTAGATTTTTGTGAGCAACTGATTAATGAAGGTAAAATAGTATATTTATTAAAATTAGATGAAAAAGATCCAAACGAAATGGGTTTTAAACATTTTACAGAACTAATTCAAAACGCACAACCATTAACTTACGCGGGGTTATTAGAAGAGAAACTATATCTGTAATATTTATTATTATGAGTGCAAATAATATATTTGGTAAAAAGTTTTGGGTTGACTCACTAGAATTACCACCAATTACGGAAATGGCTAAACAAGTAGGTGATATATATCACTTTACAAGTATTGATGCTGTAGAAGATATGCTTAATTATGACGATAATATAACACTACGTACAAAATATAGTAATGTTGATGATAAATATTTTTCATTTACAAGAGATCCTAATTTAGGAACATTATCTGCATATAAACATCATGTTAGATTAAAACTAAATGGTGATAAAATGTCTGAAATATATAGATTTGAACCATACGCTGCTGGCGATCGATTTGTAAAAGGTAGCCCAGACTTTGAAGCAGAAGAACGAATAAATGCATCTAAATACGGCAATGAAGTAAAATTAACACCGTATCTTGAAGAAATAAGAATAGTACCTTTTGAAGAACTTAAAAGTTGGTATGGTACTAATAAAGAAGTATTATATAAAGTTCAAATAGCATATCAAAA